CCACCCCCTCAAACAAATCGGGTAAAATTTTGAACCTAAAAAAAACGGGGACATATTTTGAGCCCAGTCCCCTTGGGCTTAATGAAGAAAGAAACTATTTAGCTTCGTCTAGGGCAGATTTAATCTTGCCTTTGACTAAGCCTTTTAGCTCATCGTCTTTTTCATCCCAAGCTGTTAGAACAACATTCCTTAGAAGGTCGTCTTTGACTTGAGTCTTGAGTGTTTCATCAAGTTTTTCGTAGGCCTTTTGTTGGGCCTTTGTTAGATTTTCTTCCAATAGTGCTTCGATTTGAGCATCATACTGTTTCAAGTACTTGTTCAATACGGGCATTAATGCGGCCTTGACAGCTGGGTTCGTATAACATACGAAAGCCACTAGTGCTGCGACGGCTGCCAATAGTGCTAGCACCATCGGTTCTTCTAACAAACCAGTTTCCTCAACGACACTAAGAATATCTGCGGTAACATTACCGGCAGTTTCATTAGTTGCAGTTGAGTTATTGTCTGCTGTTGTATTATTCATTTTTCTACCTCGAGGTGGGTGCCATTGTGGTCACCCAAATATAATTACTTTTTCTTGCTATATATACCTTTTGGTTCACAGGGCTTTTTATAGAAGGCACACCATCGGCAAAGGGTCTGGGGAACCATTTCATACTGCTCAACGTCGTCCCCCCTTTTCTTTATTTCGTTGTGTATGCCTTTGATAAGCTCCCGCGCTTCACGGAGGTTTTCATCATTGATTGCCACGAACATTATGTCGTCATATCGCAACCAGTCGATACCTGCAAACTTTGGTACAATGCCGGTTTCTTCATAATACATCAGTGCGTATATGATAAGCTGGCGATAATATTCTTCGGGGAGCCAATGTCCGTACCTTTTACTAGTTTTGTAGTCTACAATCGAGATATTACCCTCGAAATCTTTTGCGACTACATCTACAATACCGCGAATAGACAAATCTTTGTTGTGTATACGCATTTCGGCAAAGTGTGGACGGAGTTGTTTCAACGCCATATCCTTTGTCCTAGCGACTTTCCAATCAACTAGTTCATACAGTTTCTTTTCTATACGGTGACAAAAGTTTACAAGTAAATCAATTGTCTCGCGTTCCATTACATCTGCGTCAATCTTTGGGTCTTTGAATAACCAAGGCATTTTTTCCTTACGTTCTTCCCACTGTCGGCGAAATTCTAGGATAGCCCATTCTTGGGGCTCCCCGTTTCTCCACTGACTTGGATATTTGTATTCTACATCGAATATACGTTCAAGTATATCGTGTACTATTGTACCCCGAAAAAGGTGTAACGTTAACTTGTCAGGCAGTTTCTCGATATACCTATGGTAAAAATTTCGGGGGCACTGAAGGAAGGTGTTAATCTTCGAAGGCGATAACGGTAGGTTACTCGGACTCCAATCGTCAACCTCAACTTCAGTTTTTTCATCACCGATAGTTACGGTGAAAGATGCGCTATTTGGCGCAATTTCTTTTTCTGTCATATTTTTTCTAGGCATTAGAGCTATATAAAGTTATCTAAGCATATGTATGGCCAGCAATTGTTTATAGCAACTATGCTATATAGTATATGTATAATAGAGCTATAGTTTCTTATTGACAAAGTCTTTATATATCTTCTTGAGCAAATAAATTGTATGGGTCGAGATGATTATGGCGCAATTAATGTTATTTCCGATGAAGAAAGGGAGGCTCTAGGTTTGAGCGGACCAAGAAGACCTGATGAAGAAGAAGGTGTATTCGAACAGATTGGCAAAACTGCTGATAAAATCGGGGAGACAAAACTAGGCCAAAAAATCGGGTCAATACTTACCGTTTTTTTACTCGCACTGTTTGGTAGCGGTAACGTTGACATTGGTCAGTTTAGTGACTTATGGGGTGAAGAGGATGAACCGGCAATAAAGGGAGGATGCACAGACCCTACTGCCATAAACTACAAAGCTGATGCAGACTTTGACAACGGCAGTTGTGTATTTCCCCCGCCAGTTATCTACGGATGTACTAATCCGGAAGCCGACAACTATAACCCGGCGGCTACCCACGACAATGGAAGATGTCAGTTTTTAGGTGGTCCTGTTGATAACGGGACTGGAAACGAAACACAGACTAATGAGACCGTTTATGGATGTATGGATTTCGACGCATTGAATTATAATGACCGTGCAGAAGAGGACGACGGGTCTTGTGAATACGAGGAGTACGATTGTACACCTAACTCAACTTATTTTTATAATGGACTAGAATACGGAAACTATTCTAGAGAATACAACTCATTGAATATCACAGTTGATATTGATACGGATTGTGACCAAGAGGCACTGCCCGTGATGGTAGGGTATGACGTAGGACACATAAAGGTAGTAGATAACGAAACTGTGTGGAATGGTTATATGTGGAACGATTATTATTTTAACGTTACAGGGTGGGAAGGAAATGAGTATAACCTTACATCCGGCCCAGAATGGTTTACAGAACCATACACTGGGTGGTATATGATTTATGTCAATCTATATGCAGATTGGAATAGAGATGGCACTTATGAATATGTAGATTATTTCTTAATAAATAATATTGTATTGGAGGAGGAATGAAGGCCAACCAGATGTTGGTCTTAACGAATATGTTAGCGAAAATAATATCAGAATTAGATGATGTCAAGTCAATGATAAAGGAAAGTACATTTGAAGATTTTGTGGGTGAGGAGGAATGAAATGGCTGACAACACTATTGGAAATGTTAGCGGGTGTTTCTGCTTTAGCGGGTATGATTATTGTACTAACGATAATGTATGCGTTTGTGAAAAAACAACTACCGAAATTACCCAAGAAGAAAATAGAAAAGAAAGAAATAAAACCACAAGTAAAGGAAGAAAGGAGGACTGAATATATGAGTAAAGAAGCAAAAGAAGGAGTGACGTTTAACGACATCTTTATGTTTATGATTGCTGTACCTTTAGTTTTACTCTGGGTTGGGTTTGCAGGGTTCGTTATACACACCGGACTTAACAACTCACAAGTTCTTGAGAACATCGAAGCATACACAACTTTGATAGCTATATTAGGTGGGCCAGCCCTCTTGATTATCAAAGACGCTTTAGATGTTTGGAAACAAGAACAAGCAGAGAAAACCGCGTTCTATAAAGTGAAGGCACAGTCAGTTATCGATTATAACGATGCTGTATTGAAACAAGCTCAAGAAATAGAATCTAAAGCACAAGACCAAGAACATAAGATGGAAAGTAAAAAGTGACCGAAACATTTATATGTTGACGTAACGTACTTTTTGTAAGGAGGTCAATTATGACACAATTACACGCAAGAGAGATGCCAGCTCCTAAGAGAGATAGGCACGGTAACCTAGTAGAAGAAGTTCCAGCAGCAGCTGAACCTGTTGTTGAGGAAAAAGTAGAAGAAAAGCCAAAGGCAAAGGCACCAGCTAAAAAGAAAGCTGCATCAAAAAAGAAGGCTAAAAAATGAATGATTTCGAAGTAGCTGATTTAGCAGAACAACTAGCAGGATTACACGAACAGGTAGAATACTTATTGGCTTGTTGTGAAGAGTGTGATAATTGCAAACCTACTAAAAAAGGGAAGAAATAATTATGGCAGAAACCAAAAGAGAATACGACGAAAGTGTTAGTAAAAGGGATGACCCAAATATGTTGTTTTTAGGTAAAAGGGAGGCAACTCCTAACGTAAATGCTATCGAAGACAAATCTAAATTTGTAAAATCACCTGCAACTTTATCTAGTGGTGGGAATTAAATGCCTTACGGTAAAGGGACATACGGTAAAAAAGTCGGAAGACCTAAAAAGAAGAAAACTAAGAAAAGGAAAAAGTAATGGCAAAGAAAGTTAGTTGGATGTATGGTGGGAAAAGGTACTACGGTACTTTGATTAGAGAAACTAAGACACATAAATATGCCCGAACTCATAATGGAAAGACTAAGAAAATTAAGAAGGGGAAATAATAATGGCACCTAAAAAGAAAAAAGACCCAAAGTTGGCAAGAGCTGGGGTATCAGGTTACAATAAACCTAAAAGAACTCCTAATCACCCTAAAAAGTCACACGTAGTTGTGGCTAAAGAAGGGACTAAAACTAAACTTATTAGATTTGGTCAACAGGGTGTTAAGACAGCGGGTAAACCAAAGAAGGGGGAGTCAGCTAGACAGAAAGCACGAAGAAAGTCTTTCAAAGCTAGACACGGAAAGAATATAAAGAAAGGGAAAATGTCAGCCGCTTATTGGGCTAATAAAGTGAAGTGGTAAATGGAAGACGAAGTTGAGAATTATGTATCACGTTTAAGAGAACGTGTCGGAGAAGGAGAATATGAACGTCATAAAGAACTTGTACGACTTTTGGCACGAAATCTTGTTATTGAGGACTTGCTTTGGGAAGAAATTTCTCTATGTATTCGGGATGTTAACGCTAGAACAAAGTTATTGCAACAAAGAAACCAGATTGTTCGCGATATTCATACTGAGTTTCGTGCTCTTAATATTGAAATACCTACTTTAGTAGAAGAAAAGACCGAAAACTTTATGAACTTCTTAGGGGAGTTGGAAGAAGATGATACCAGTAGCGAACCAGACCAAAGAGTTTAAAGCCGCTTTAAGTGGACCTAACAAATTTGACTCACAAAACCTATCTACTTTTTTTGGAGAAGTCCGTAAAGATGAAAAAAAGATGGAAAAACTAGTAAGAGCCTTCTGTGAAACCTATTTATTAGACAAACAACAGAGACCATTACGGTTAAGACCACTTCAAATGGACATTGTAGTCAAATCTTTGACATATCCTGACGGAAATGCGGATAAACACCGAAAATTAGCGATTTTAGCACCTAGAGGTAGTGGAAAATCTTGGGCATTGTCTGTTGCAGCGGTTATTTTTATGTTTTTTAACCGTTTTAGGGACTTAGTATTTATTTTAGCACCAACCGAAGACCAGTGCGCCCTGATTTTTGACTATTGTTTGCGTCATTTTAGGGATAATGTATTTTTAGACAGCTTAGTCGGTAATTACAAGCTACATAATAAACCTCATATTAAGATGAAGGCTGGTACAATCCTGCGTAGGGCACCCGTAGCGCCTTCTAATCAAGGACAATCTATTCGGGGACAGCACCCAACACTTTTAATAGTGGATGAGTCACCTTTAATATCAGACGAGTTGTTTATCGACAACGTTGAACCTGCCATTGTAGCAAATAAGGCACCATTTATCAACCTTGGTACACCTAAGAGTAAAGATAATCATATGTACCGATATTTGTATGACGAAGGGTATGAAGATACGTTTAGTCGGTTACATTATACTTGGCGAAATGCGATTGTTAAGGGTGAAGCTTACACTGCTCCTTACGAAGAAGAGGATATGTTGAATAAAATGACTGAATGGGGTGAAGACTCTATTCATTGGAAAACTGAATATGAATGTGAATTCGTGGAAAGTATATCAAATGTATTTATACCAGAAAATATAAGGAGATGTTTTGACGATTATGAACTCATCACACAACAAACGGTCGATTCCATTGTCCAAACAGGAAAAAACAATACTGTGGCTGTTGACATTGGCAAATCTGTCAATTCTACTGTTATTAGTGTATGGAGCACTGAAAAGGTGGATGATGGCAATATCGCACGACTTATCTATTTGGAAGAAATCGGACCAAAGTCTGGAGGACACGATATTCCTTATCAAAGAGAACGAATTATGTCTGTGGCTGATACCTTTTCTGCTGCTCGTGTTATTATCGACGCGACAGGTATTGGGGGTGCGGTCGAACAGGATATAAGGATAGAATGTATTCCAAGAAGTATACATTTCATACCTTTCGTATTTACTGGAGGACCAAGGGGGTCAAAAACTTATGCTTATCGTGATTATGTATCATTTGTGCAAAAAGCTGCTATCAAGGTTCCTAC